CACGTTGTTCCTGTACCTACCGCACCCGAGCATGTGCTACTGGTTGCCGCAGAGCTGCCGCAAGCATCTGCACTCGTGGGAGCCTGCGCAGATGGTGCGGCTCGTCGAGGATCTAGGCTTCGCACCGGTGCTGCATTCCGAGCGCGATCTTGCGTGGTCGTTCGCTGTCGTCGGGTTCAAGGCATGAGCATCCGCGACGATATCGTCTCGCAATACGGCGCGAAGACGCTGCGCAAGAGCGCGATGAACATACGCGGCGGCGCGGGCGTCTTCGAACGCGTGCTAAAGGGCAAGGGCATCAAGGTCGCGCTGGAGATCGGCACCTACAAGGGATGCGCGACGGCTGAGATCGCGCAGCATGTCGAGCGCGTGATCACGATTGATCTCGATCACGGAAAACTGGAGCTCAACGGCGAGGTGTGGAATAGGTACGCCTTTTGGGATTCGCTGGGCGTGCATAACGTCGAGCTGCATCTGGTCAAGGACGATGCGGAGAAAAAGTCGCTGCTTGATTCTATAGATTTCGACTTCGCCTTTATCGATGGCGATCATGGCGAAGGCGTCAAGCTCGACTACGATCTGACGAAGCGCTGCGGGCGGGTGCTGTTTCACGACTACGACTCGCGCGGGCCGGGCAAGGACACGGTGTTCGACTTCGTGAACACGCTACCAAAGCATCAGGTGCAGGTGCTCGATATCTTTGCGCTGTGGACGCGCTGATCCAGCGGTTCCACCTGGTCGCCGATAACGACCTGATGCTTGTCGAGCACCGCGGCATCGCCTACCAGCGCGACATGACCAAGGGGCGCGTCGAGTACGGCGACGCCTACATGATCAAGGTCGAAGCCTACGCGGGCAACGATATCGAGCGCGCGGTATTGGCGGGTCGCTGCGCCATGCTAGGGCGACATCTGCAACCGGGGGCGAAGGTGCTGGACTTCGGCGCGGGTACGGGATCGTTCGTGCGCGCGGCTGCGGCGGCAGGCTACGCGGCCAAGGGCTTCGAGGTAATCAAGAAGGCGGCCGATACTCTGAAGGATCAGAAGCTCTACGCGGACGCGCCGCAGGACTTCGATGCGGTCACGCTGTGGGATACGTTGGAGCATATCGAGAATCCGCATCTGCTATTTAATTCGATCCAGAAAGGCGCGCATGTATTCGTCTCGCTGCCGGTGTTCGACGATCTGGGATCGATCCGCGCCTCGCGGCATTACCGGCCGGGCGAGCATCTGTACTACTGGACGGCGCAGGGTTTTATCGATTGGATGTCGCTCTACAACTTCCGGCTGATCGAGCGATCGGATCACGAGACCGAAGCGGGCCGCGATAAGATCGGAGCCTTCGCCTTCGCGCGGGATCTGCCGGACTATCACGATCACATCGCGGCATATCAGGAGATGCACGCGACGCGCTACTATGGAAGCTCGGCGACGGAGTTGCACCTGGAAGCTATTACTAAGCTCGTGCTGGAGATCAAGCCGCGCTCGATCCTGGACTACGGCTGTGGCCGGAGCGATCTGGTCGCGCATTTCTGGCGGGACGGCGAGCGGAAGATCTGTAGATACGATCCGGCAATTCCGCCGTTCAAGCGCTTCCCTGGATACAAGTGTGACTTGGCGCTATGTTGCGATGTCATGGAGCACATACCGATGTCGAGCGTGGATCGTGTCTTCGCCGAGCTAAAGGCTAACGCGCAGAGGGTGATCTTTACGATCAGCACGAAGCTCGCGCGGGCGAAGCTGCCCGATGGGCGCAATGCGCATGTGACGATTCTGCGTAAGGATGAATGGCTGCGTTGGATCGGCAGCGCGTTCGGTGCCGTGCGTGAGATCCCGTCGCAGTGGGAGCATGAATTGATCATCGTAACGGGGAAGAAATGAGTCTAGCGGCCGGCAGGTTGAACCATCGCATCGAGATCCACGCGCTTACATCGGTGCAGGATGCGACGACAGGCAATATCACGGAGGGCTGGTCGCTATTCGTCGATGCGTGGGCGAACGTCCGGCCGGCATCGGTGCGCGAGTTCATCGCGGCAGGCAGCGAGCAGAGCAAGATCACGGTTGCGGTACAGATTCGGCACGTCGCAGGGATCAAGCCATCGATGCGGATTCGGCACGGCGAGAAGCTGTACAACATCGAGGGCGTGCTCGAAGACATGCACAGCGGGCGCGAGTGGATTACGCTGCCTTGTAGCGAGGTGATAGAGGGATGATCAACATCGAGACTAAACTGAGCGGCGACGTCCTGGAAGGCATCGATAAGTTCGAGGCGAAGCTAAAGGACTCCGTGATCTTTTCCGGCGCCGCGGCAATGGCGCGCGTGATCTACGATGAGGTGTTGCTCAATACGTCCGGGCTGCGTCAGACCGGGGCGCCGGGCGGGCCGCCTGGCGTGAAGACGGGCACGCTACACAATGCGGTGTATCGCGTGTACTCGTCGGATAATTCATCCGATGGCGTGAAGACCTACCACGTGAGTGTCAACAAGGCGAAGGCGCGGCACTGGTGGCTGATCGAGTTCGGATCGTCCCGGCATCCTGCGCACCCGTACATCAGGCCGGCATACGATCATATAGATCAAGCCTTCAAAGCCGGGATGGATCGGATGCGCGAGCGGATTGCGGAAGATTAGACCATGAGTGTTGAGACGCTGATGTATTCGTCGCTCAAGACGCTGGTATCGAACCACGTCTATCGGGATATCGCGCCTGCGGACGTAACGACGTTACCGCGGATTACCTTCCAGCAGGTTGGCGGGCAGGCCATCAACTTCCTGAACGGGACGCCGTCGAAGAAGCGGGCGCGCATCCAGGTCAACTGCTGGGACGCTAGGCGCGATGATGTCATGGCGCTCGCGCGGCTGGTCGAGGATACGCTGCGCACGGTATCGACGCTGCAGGCGACGGTGCTTGGTGCGGCAGTTGCGATCTATGAGGAAGACACGAAATTATTCGGGGCCCTGCAGGACTTCGATGTGGCCTACGATGACTGAGCAAGTGTAGTCGCCCATTCGGGCAAATAACCGACCGCCTTCTGGGCGGTTTTTTTTCGCCATCTTCGGATGGTGTTTTTTTGGAAAAGGAAACATATCATGTCAGTTCAACTCCCGAATGGAAGCACCATCGAAATTGCCGCAAGCTACGGCGACGTGACCGATATCGATGCACTCACCAATGCTAACCCTGGCGTGGCAACCGTCTCCGCGTCGCATTCGCTAACGACCGGCGTATTCTTGGAGATTACTAGCGGTTGGTCGCGGCTCACGGATAAGATCGTCAGGGCGGGCACGGTTGCCGGCAATGACGTTCCGCTCGATGAGTACAACACGGCCGATACGACGGTCTATCCTTCCGGCCAAGGCGTCGGTACGGTTCGCGAGATCCTGACCTGGACGCAGCTCCAGCAGATCACGGAGGTAACAACGGACGGCGGCGATCAGAACTTCCTGACATATCAGTTTTTGGAGGGCGACGCCCAAAAGCGTATCCCAACATTCAAGGCGCCGTCAGGCATGAGCATCCTCGTTGCTGACGATCCGACGCTCGCAGGCTACATCCTCGCCTCGACGGCGAACGATGACCGGCTCCCGCGTGCGGTGCGGATCACGTTGCCATCGGCATCGCTGATTCTGGTGAATGCCTACGTCACCTTGAACAAGACGCCGCGACTCACGATCAACGAACTGATGGCCGTGCAGGTCACGATGTCGTTGCTCGCCGAGCCCGTGCGTTACGCCGTATAACCTTTTATGGCTACATTCAAGGTATTGGCAAAGCCGACCTTTAAGCACAAGGTCGGCCTGCCAAGTGCTGGCGGTGAGACGGTGCAATCCGAACTCACCTTTAGAGCGATCCCGCGATCGGAGCTTGTTCCAATCTATGAGCTGCGCTCGCGGATCGTGCCCGATGGCGAGACGTTCGATATGAACGATCAGCTCGATCGCGAGGCGCAATTCATTCTCAAGCTGGTAGAAGCGTGGGACTTCGAGGAAGCGCTGACGTTGGAAAACGTACGCTGGCTCGTGGATAACGTCTACGGCGTTGCCGACGTGATTGCGACCGAGTACCTTGCGGCGCTGCGGCCGGCCAAATTGGGAAACTAAAAGCCGCCGCTCGGGCGCTCTATACGCCAGGCCCGACGGCGGCGGAGCTATCGTTCTGGAAGCTCACGCGCGAGGAGATCGAAGCCGGTCAGGCGGTTGATCTGTGGCCGGAGAACATGATCGCGGTCAATATATTCATTCGCATGGGCACGCAATGGGTGGTCGGTGGCATGGGTGGCGTGATCGGTCTTAACTACGTCGCGCTGCCGATCGTGGCGCCGCTGGAGGTAAACTCCGATCGGTGGCCGGAGACGCTTGACGATATCCGCAAGCTCGAAGAAACCGCACTAGAAACGATGAGGTTACACAATGGCTGAATCACTAGGCCGCGGCACGATTGAACTGGTCGCCGATGCGCGGCAGTTAAAGGCCGGCATCGAGGATGCGAAGCGCTCGATTCGCACGCTTGGCGATGGTCAGAGAGACATCAGCAAGCGCGCGTCGGCATCGATCGATCAGTACATCGGCAAGCTGAATCAGCAGAATGCGACATTCGGGAAAACGCGACGCGAAACGGAGCTGTACAAGCTCGCAGTACGCGGCGCGTCGAATGAGCAACTGAAGGCGGCAGATTCGGCGCTGCGATTTAGCGATGCGCAGGAGCGCAACGCGCGACAGGTTCGATTGCTTAGCAAGGGATTAGTTGCTCTCGCTG